GTGACGGTAAGCCGTTGCAGGTTGAGGAAAAGAAAGCGACTGATATAAAAGCTTAATAGTATCAAAGGCTTACATATATAACATGACGTATAATGTATAATATGTCAATTAAATCAATAACTTACGTGTAATTAACTATGACAGATTACATTTATAAATGCAAGAAGTGCGGTGCAGAGTTCACAAAACACTCAAGTTATTGCATCCATTTTTATAAGTGTAAATAAAAAGAATTTGCCGGCTTTTGGGGGCGTTAATCGCAAGTCGGCAATCCTATTTATTGGGGATGTCTCTGATGGTCATCTATGCAGTTTGGTATTTCTTCGTAGTAGGGGTAATAGCTCATCCAGTGGGCTTATATCTCTACTATAAAAAACGGAAGTAAAGGAATTCAATTATGTTGGCTTGTTTGATTTATGGGTCGGACCAGACGACATGTATTGGGTATTTAAACATGGGTTTGGTGACTGGTCTTTTTGCTGCTTTAGTAGTTTTGTACGGTCTCAGCTATGTTTTTAAAATCGTTCTAAAACTAATGGGTTTTTAACCCTTGGAGATAAATATGGAAAATCAAATCGTTGTACAAGAAAAACGCGGAGTTGTAAGTCTACGCAACGCTTCTCGTTATGGTTTGGGGGCTGTTTTATCAGCGGGTATTTTAAGCAGTGCAAGCGCAGCAACTTTAGTTGATGATCAAGCTGCTCAGTTTAAAACTGATGGTACTGCAATGGTTACAGCGATCGGTGTTGCAATGATTTCTGTTGCTGTTGTTGCTGTACTCATTAAATGGGCAAAAGCTACATTCTTTAGCTAATAGCTCAGGGGGTAGAAATACCCCCATCTTATAAGAATTAAATATTTAAAAAGTTGGGGGCTTTTATGAAGTTTTTTAAATATTTAGTTTTCATAATCATAACGATATGTTCTAGTTCAGCTTTTGCTGTTACTTGGCAAGCAAATGTTAATGGTTTATTAAAGACTGGTTCAACTCCTGATGCTGTTTGTTCACAAGCTCAATCTTATATTTCTTCTTCTTATCCGAACCAAAATACTACTTATTCTCATACTCTTACAAAAAGAAATGATCAGCTTTATTTGTGCCTAGTTTATGCTGCTAATAATCATGCGGGACCTTGGGATTTTAATGTTTATACTAATGAAACAGTTCCACCTGTAACTTGTCCTCAGCAGGGTTATCCAGTTCCAACATATTTTGAACCAAATACGCCGATCCCATTGCGTGCATGTAAACAGAATCCTGACGGTAGTTATTGTGTTTATGATGCATCTGATAAAGTTAATCCTTTAGTTATTTCTACTGGTAAATATCAGATGGTTACTTTGAGTTCTATTAGCTCTATTCCTTCACCATCATGTACCCCTGAATTTTCTAAATCTACATGTAATCCAAAGGATCCATATGGAGGATGTTATCAACCGCCTGATGATGGTTGTAACCGTTTAGCAGATGGTTCTATTTATTGCCCAGAGGGTACACCTCCGCCACCTATTAAAACGGGTTGCCAGAATGGTGCGACTTATTGCGACATGCCCCCAACAGGTTGTGGTTATGGTTATGTGCCGGGTAGTTTTAATGGTAAGCAGATTTGTGTAAAGAATAGCAATCCACCTCCGACTGATCCTATTCCTCAGCCACCAGAACCAGATCCTACTGATCCACCTGATCCTAATGATCCTCCGCCTGCATCTTCACCACCTCCGGCTATTCCGCCTGAGAGTAGTACTATTTTAAGGTCTATACTTGATGCTATTAATGCGGTTAATAACAAGCTGACATGGGTTAAAGATGAAATCGTTAACTCTGTTAATAATGTTTCTCGTACTTTAGGTATAACTAATCAAAAGCTTGATGCTGTTAATTCATCAGTTAAAGAAACTACTGCTGCTGTTAAGGAAACAACCGCTGCTGTTAATAATGTAAAAGCTGCTGTAGATGCTAATGCAACAACGGTAAAAACGGCTGTAGAAGCCAATGCAGATAAGGTTAAAGGTGCTGTTGACGCTAATACCAACTCTACAGCTAATAAGCTTAATGAAGTCGTTAATGCAATTAATAATAAGCCTATTGGCGGTGGTGGTGGCGGAACTACAGATGTTAAGCCTGTTGTTGATGCTATTGAGAAACAGACTACTGATTTTAAAGATATGATGAAGACTGATTCATCAGACTTTGATACATCACAGTATGAGAAAATTGGAGATGCTTCAGACGATCCACGCTATTTAAATGCTCAGTCAGAAGCTACCAATGCACTTCAGAATTTATCTAATAAATTAACTTTTTCTAATACTGCATGCGTACAGGATTTTACGGTTGATTTCCCTTATTTTGGTTCTTTTGTAGTTCCAATTTCTCGTTGGTGTGAACTCTTAGCACTAATAAAAATATTGATACATCTCAGTACATTAATTCTTGCTTTTAGAATGCTTGATTCAACAGTGAGGGCTATCTAATGCCGTTGTTTATTGGGGCTATTGTTGCTGCATTATTGAAGGTTTTATTTAGATATGCGGTTTTTAAAATATTTGCCAAATTAATTTTGGGGACTGCTACTGCAGGAATTATTTACTTATTTTTAACGAGTACGATCAAACCTTTTATTGATGAAATGCAACAAAAGATCGTTGATAAAGCTGCTGAACTCTCAACCATTGGGGGTACTGCTGCTGAGGTCATTCAATACTTTGATTTCATTCAATGTGTAAACATTATTTTATCTGCTTCGGCTGCTTGTTTTAGTTTAAAACTAATGTCAGTAGCCATTCGTGCCTTTGGCATTAATACAGGGGGTTAATTCATGGCTATTAAACTAATTACAGCACAGCCTGGCTCTTATAAGACTGCAATGATGATGGAAATTGCTAGCAAAATGGCTAGTGAAAACCGTCCAATTTACTTATGTAATATTCGTGGTTTAAAACCCGAAATACCTTTCCCATATCAAGTTCTAGATCATTTTAAAGACTGGATTGATACACCAGAAACATCAGTTATTTTTATTGATGAGGTTCAGGAATTTACACGAGACGTACCAACTAACTGTAAAACTGAGGATTTACCTAGATGGTTAACGTTATTAGAAAAACATCGTCATGAGGGTAAGGATATTTTTATTGTTACTCAGCATCCGATGTTTATACATACTCATGTAAGACGTTTAACATCTGAGCATATTCATCTTGTTAGAAATGGGAATGTTCCTTTTGCTGCTAAGCGTACTTGGGGGTTTGTTGAGTCAGATCCAGACGACTTTCAAAAGGCTACTGTTAAAAATGGTTGTACTACCTCTATCTATAGACCTAATAAAGAGGTTTTTAACTGGTATGAATCTACGGTATTAGATACCCACAAATTTAAAATACCTACCAAGTTATTTAAAATGGTTGGTCTTTTAGCTGCTCTCGTTGGTTTCTCTGTATATATTGGTTATCCAGTATATAAGAAATATTTTGGTTCTAAAGAACAAGAAGTTTCTGCTACAGACACTTCACCACCGCCAAATAATTCAAATATGACCTTAGCTGAAAAGGCTAAGCTTGATGCATCTATGGCTGGTCTTACTCCAGAACAGTATGCTGATTTAATGCATCCTGAAAAACGTAACGCTGAGCTGCAAGCTGTTAACGATGTAAGAATGGAAACTATAGCTGTGAAATATAATCCTAATCGTCCTTACGATATGGATACTTCACAGATTCAATATGAAGTTACCGCTAAGCCTGTTTTTTCAGGTTGTATGAAGAAAAATGGTAAATACGTTGCTTATACTCAACAGGGCACTATTTTGCATGATGTAAGCCAATCTGATTGCCGTAAACTTATGGAAGATGGCGATAGACCATTTAATTATTTTCAGGTTCAGAATAATCGACCTGCTCAGGTAAATAATGCTGTGCCACAAGTGCAGGTGCAGCCTAATTATTCATCTTATCAGGCTAATAATTATGTCCAGCCTAACCTACAGCGTAGTTCTGTAGATGGTGCAAATTCTCAAAGTTCTTTTTCTTTCTGATTACCTAAAACCGTCTATATGTTCTACCGTAGCAGTAACCAAAAAAAACCGTTCAGGGGAATTGTGACCGATCCAACTCGGTCACAAGGCGTAGTCTACGGTTTTTTACGCGACCAAACTTCGAGTTACACGCAATGCTCATACTGTGGGCGTACTCTACAATTTAATCAGTTGATGAGACACTTAAAAGTGTGGCATGGTTACGGAACAAAAGATTTTATAATTGATTTTTAAGGGGATAATTATGGCTTTCTTTATGGAATATATATATCCAAGTATATTGCTTATAATTTTTTCTATTTGGTTTACCTTAAAGTTTATTCGAGAGCGTCGCTGGCAACAGGATGATGATCAATACATTCCTTGACTGGCATAATGTTACAAGTGCTCGATGCACTGCAGCTGAAAAACCGGCTCTTTCCGGGATAAAGCTAAATGCTATTTTTCAATGGTTTACAATTTTGGGGTGAAAAATATGGATTGGCATAATATTACATTTTTGGATATTTTTCTCTTATCACTTTTTATAATTCTCTATCCTATTTATTGCCGTTTAGTGCATAAACTCATGGACAATATTTTTAACTGAGAGTTCGCATAATAACTAGATTATGTTATTTGCCTTAGTCATTGATAAATAAGCTAATTTCATTAATTTGGAATTAGCTTTTTTGTCAATGATGCTATGCTTTTGCCTGCACTTGCAGGCATTTAACATCAATCTTCATTATGCGAACTGGAGGGAGAGGAAAGGGCGGGCAGCGACTTGTCGCGCCTGACCTTTCTGAATATTTTTTGGTGTCTGAGGGTAAAAAAGTCCACCTTCTCTAGTGTGGACTTAACTCCCGAAAATGGGAATTTTATCCTTAATCTTGCTTCATTAGTTCTTGGCTTTTGTTATGTACAATCATCATTTTTAACATATCTTTTAATTGTTCTCTTTGTTTACCTTCAAATCTTTCGACCTCTCTAAATAGTATTTTTAAGTCTCCGTTTATTCCTAGTTCTTCATCATCAAATAAAATCATGTCCGAGCTTACACCCAGAGCAATTACTATGTTTTTAATTGTTGATGCTCTAGGGTCGCTACCTTCTTTAAGTGCGCTGCTTATCGTGCTTGGTGGTAAAGATGCTAATTTGGCTAGTTCTTTTTGATTTATGTTTAACTCTTTACATAGGCGCTTTATGTTCGCTGATATGCTCATTTGGAACAATATTCCGTTTTAAAACCATTCATTAATATAACTTTAAATACTATTTGAACGAAATACTGAATTATTTTGTTGATTTAAACGTTATTTTGTTTTATAAAACGGATTAACGTATATTTAGAACGATATTTCGTTTTAATAGGCTATTCTATGTTAGATAAAATCGTTATGCATATTCCTGTAGATGCCTCGCTAGTTGATATAGATAGCGAAGGTAATCATTGCATTTTCGGTTTTGACATGCTTGATCTTGGGCTTAAAAAAGTTGGTTCTTGGGACGTTTACAAAGATGAGGATGGTAATACTCAACATCGTGTTTTAAATCATGGTTATGAGCGGTTGCCAACTTCATTTACTTCTATGGCTTTTAAGTTTTTCCATGAAGGTCGTTTTTTTCCACATGTTGAGCTTAAAGCAAGTCCTGCAAAGATATTGCAAGGTCATAATGTATACGGAACTGATTGGATAGAGGAGGGTGCTTTGGAAATGCTAGGTTATTTAGCTGAATCTCATCCGACCCTTTATTCAATGTTAGCAATCTCAGAAACTGAAGTTTTACAACTTGATGCTACTTATTCGGCTCGTTTGAAAGATGACAATCAAGTAGCTCAAGCTCTTGATTTTATGCGAAATATGTCTTCAAGACATATTCGTAAATCTCAAAAACAGATCGTTTATAAAAATACCGTTTATTTCGGTTCTGAACGTTCTAAACGATTTGCTCGTAAAGTTTATGGCAAGTCATGTGAGTTTCAGAATCAACTTGAAGAACAAATTAAGCTTGCTAAAGCCAACGATAAATGTGCTCAGCGTGTAGTTAAGGTTATGTCTGATCCAGAGCTTCAGGCTTGGACTAAAGGTCTTCTTCGTTTTGAAACTGGTATTAAGCGTTATGTTTTAAAGGAACTTGGTATTCCTACAAATTTATTTCAACTTATTCGTCATCAACGTACTAATCCGAATTTTTTAAAAGACCTATGGGTCAAAGCCAATTCTGAACTTTTTAAAGCACTTGAGGGTCATTCTATGAAAGCTCTTGATCATGATTCTATCTATGAAAACTTATGTAATGTTCATAAATCTGTAACTCCAACTGGACAAGTCCGTTTTACGAAAGCTAGAAACCTTTTTAATTTTTATTGTGCTTTAGAAACCCATGGCTTTGATGTTATGAAATCGCGTTATTCTGAAACGCGTTTTTATGCATATTTTAAAGATTTGATGTTGGCTGGTTATTCTAAGGCTTATCTTCAAAACCTTCATATTGAATCTAAAAATAACGTTATTCCGTTTATCAAACTTGTTGAAATTAATTTCGAAAATCAAGTACCTGATAATTTTAAAGAGCCAGTCTCTACATTTAATCAACGTCAATTAAAACTCGTATCTTAGGGTGAAAATCATGTCTCAAATTATCTTTAAAGCAAAGCTTCTTAATATTGATCTTTCTACAAATGAGAAAGGCTTAAACATGCGTTTGGTATTTGAATCACAACGCTATGACAAAGGTCTTGATCAGTGGGTTCCATGTTCACAGAACGTTAAAGTCGTTGAAGATCATCACCACATGAAAGATTTCTATCTGTCGTACAAAGGTCGTGAAATCTATTTACCAATCGAAATGACAGCGATGGACCGCAACATTTTTTATAAGACTACTGGTGACGGTAAGCCGTTGCAGGTTGAGGAAAAGAAAGCGACTGATATAAAAGCTTAATAGTATCAAAGGCTTACATATATAACATGACGTATAATGTATATTATGTTAAATAGGATATCTGAGACTGTAGCCTACGCAATACTGTTTGCAGCTACAGCTCAGCAACGTGAATAACTACGATTATAATTCACGTTGCTGAGTATCCTAAGTAACATAATATAAGTTATGCAGAAATCAGACCGCTACTCGACTTGCGTATCAGTCGAGCCTACGCAAGTCTGCGTGGCTATGACTCCGATCCAAATCTAAACTTTACATTCGATAAAGGTTGCTTTTCAGTGTGCCCTAGTGAATATAAGAAATATGCTCGCTTTTCATTATCGATATCATAGGTTCCAGAAGAAACACCTAAGAGTTGCCACCCAGCGTCCACTTTTGATTTAACGGTATCAATATTATCAACTTCCATAAAATCTTTAAATTTTGAAAAATCTATTTGGCTCACTATTCTTTTCCTTTGTAAATTGTAAGTGATTAAAAATTAATAAGGATATTTATTAAAATTTCAATGAAAGTTGGAAATTTTGTGCAAAAATTATCAACCGTTTCCCGCATATTATAGGTTGCGGGAAATTAGAATTATGACCAGCGATTAAAACTATAAACTTGCTGCACTGGTAGATCTATATGATGCTGTAGTTTGTGGATTAGCAACTTCACATCATTAATTTTTTCATTACTAGAACTATCATCTTTTTGAACATAAATTAGATATTCATTCATCATTTCAATAAGTTGCTGCCAATCGTCTTTACGCATTGTACCTATTGAACGTCTATATCTCATCTATCAAATACCAATTAGAAAAAATCTTTCTCGCTATAAGCAAAAATTCTATTAAAACGCCAAATAAAAAACATTAATTTACAATAACT